ATGATACATTCAATAACATATTATGGAGTTTAAATCTCATGGAAAATAAGATATATCAGGAAGTAACGGATAGAATCATAGCTAACTTAGAAAAAGGAGTAATTCCTTGGGTTAAACCTTGGCATACTGAAAACACACTAGACAAAAACATTGTTAGTCAAAACGAATATAACGGGATTAATCGTTTAATTCTAGGTATGAGTGGATTTAATTCTAATGTTTGGGGTAGCTTTAAACAATGGGATAGTTTAGGTGCTAACGTCAAAAAAGGTGAAAAGGGTACAGCTATTGTCTTTTACAAACCAGTATCCTCAAGTAAAGTAAACGATCAAGGGGAAAGCGAGAATTCTTTTTACGCTTGCTTAAAAACATACTATGTATTTAACGCTGAGCAAGTAGAGGGTATAGAGATCAAACCTAGAGTAAACGTTGATAAACCTTTTCTTAATAATGTATCAATAGATGATTTAGTAGCTAATACTGGCGCAACAATCAAACATGGGGGTAATAGTGCTTACTATAGACCTAGTGAAGATTATATTAATATGCCAATCAAGAGTGATTTTATGGAAGAATCAGGATACTATGCCACGTTACTTCATGAGCTAACTCATTGGAGTGGCGCAAAGCATAGATTAGATAGAACTAAGGGTAAACGTTTTGCGGATACAGCGTATGCATTTGAGGAGTTAATTGCAGAGATCGGTAGCGCATTTTTATGTGAAAAGTACAGCGTAAAAGGGGATATACGTCATGAGGGTTACATTGCATCATGGTTAAAAGCGTTAAAAGATGATAATAAAATGATTTTTAAAGCTAGTGCATACGCTCAAAAATCTACCGATTACATTGTAGGTTTTAAAGCTCTTGAAATGGTAGCCTAGTCTAATCTTATAAACCCTTATATATAGGGGTTTATAGGGCTTATTCTAAGCTATTACCTAACTAACTATAGGAGTATTTAACATGAGTGTTTATTTAGAACGTGGTTATAAAGATCGTAAAGAATATTTAACCAGCTTATCCGAAAACATGGGAATATCTAAATCTATCGTTTTCACTATTGCAAGTATTTTAGGCGCAAGCGAAGATTTTGACGGTTTAATAAGCGAGTTAGAAGATAACATGATCAATGGGGAGTTTTAACCATGCAATATTGGATAACATATCACGATAGCAAATATGATCATACCCGTAGAGAATACGGGATAACTAACAACCCAATGGATATTTTTAGAAAATATTACGAGATTCTACAGAATCATAAGGTTCTAAGTGTAGATATTGATAACCTAGAAAATAAGGGGATAGCATGATAGATTATATTTTAGGGACAATATTTAGTATTGCCGTAGGGCTGATTCTAGCAAGCATTTGGATATATGCGAAGGGTTGGTATTAACTCATTAGAATTATCTTATAGAGCCTCTTTTAAGGGGTTCTACTGGACTAATTTTAGTCAAAACCTAACTAGGAGTATACAAAATGAGTTTATTACAAGAGATGGAAACCCATGGGCTTGCTGATTGTGAATTTAATAATGGATTAATTGATGATTACGAATTAATTAATTTTATTGATCAAAATGGAATTGCATTAGATGATGATTTAAACGAATTTAGGAATGAACACGGTTCTATTGTTGTAATTCCTGAAATGGATAGACGTTATTTTAAACAAGTGGAAAGGGTTTAATCATGGAATATATTGTAAAAAAGACTATTGAAGTTATCTACACTATTGAAGCTGATTCTAAAGATGAAGCTATTTTATTAGTTAATAGAATGGAATTAGATGAAGCCGATCAAGTATCAGTCTATGAGATTGAAGCCGAATCAATTGAAGAATATGAGGAGAGCGTGAAATGAAAGTAATGATTGAAATAGACTTGCCAGACGGTCAAAAGATACCTACAAATGAAGATATATTACGCTTAACAAACCCCGATTATATTTCCGTTTGGTGGCATATTAATGATTGTGAAGGATTCCTAGACTATGAATTAAGCGATGATGAATATAGGGAAGTGTTAAGAAGGGTAAAACATTATCATGATTGTAATGAAGGTATTACATGGCTAACCATTGAACACTATGTCGATGCTGTTGCTAGTGAAAGAGAGGAAATAGCATAAATTTCACATAACTTAATTTATATATTTGACAAGGGGGTTTACAACCCTCTTTTTTTTTGCTAATATCTTTTTATTGCGAATTAGACAGCGCACATTTAAAGCCTCTTGATAGGTGTTTTGTTAGTTTAGGTAAGTAAGTCGTGAATTTACCTAAGCTACTGTCTAAACAAAACATCTTTTAAGAGGTTTTTTTATTGCACTTTCTACTCGTGATCTGTTATTAAACTGTCTCTTAAATTATGAGATAGCGTGTACGCTAAAACTGCACTAGCACGATTAACAGTAAGCAAACTAGGGGTTAGAGGGTGGAATATTGCACAAAGAGGTGGCGAAGATAGTGCCTCTCCCTCGCAAGACTGTCGGGTGCTGATACTTCGATGGGAAGATAACGCTGAAGGCTTACCCAATTCAGTTATGGGTAGGCTAGGTGTTTCCTCATCTCAGGGAAATAGTATTTATAAGGCTTTTACGATATAAATAGATATATATATATAGACGCATACAACATTGTTGTAGTTATGCAAAAAAGATTAAAAGATTATTAAAATAGTTGTTGCTTTTTAAGAAATACTATATTAATCTAATAATGTAGTAACTGTAGTAACTAAACCCTAACTATTAAAAGGAATATTATGAAATACAAACTATGCGTAGAGTGTAGACACCATGAACGATTTGGTGATCTTGATCTCTGTCATGCAAACCCCAAAGTCAATGTAATAGATGGTTCACGCAAGCTACGCTATTGCGAGACCGAGCGCACCTATGTTGCAGACTGTTGCACCCTTGAAGCCCTATGGTTTGAGCCTACTAGCGCACCATTACAACCTAATGGTCCTGATGATGATCTTGACTGTATACCATGGGGGATAGCCAAATGATTAAATTATCTGAACAAGCTGCGATGGACAATCAAGTATCTATGCTTGAAATGGACATTGATCGTCTTTCTAAACAAGTCACCGAACTAGAAAATCGTGTTGATGAGTTAGAAGATCAAGAAGAACATCTAAAAGAAATTATTAAATCACTAGCGGAGGTCTTATGAAAGCGTTTCCATATAACCCACAATTTAATCAAGAACATAACGGCATGGATTTGAGGGATTACTTTGCAGCTAAAGCTATGCAAGCATTTTTATCAAGAAGCGATACTTCATTAGTAATTAATAAAAGGGAAACTAGTTTAATTGCCTATTTAATGGCTGATGCAATGATGGAGGCACGTAATGGCAAATGATCGTAATGATTTCGCACCTGATGTGCGTAATTCTGCTTGGTGGGCATCTGACACCCGTAGAGCTATCCAAGGACACGCAGTAGAGACTATTCTAATTAAGCAAGGTAAGTTACCACCACCTGATTTAAGTGGCATAGAGGCAGTTCAAATGGGTCACATTATGCAACCTACTATTGGTAGACTAGCACAAGATAAACTCAAGAAGGAATTAAAAGATGCAGATTATTCACTTACTCATAATACTGAGCATTGGTTTAGGTCTCATTTTGACTTTATTAGCGCTGACGGAAGAACCTTGGTTGAAGTTAAAAACTACAATGCGTCTACTAGACATAAGTTTGATCCTGATACTAATCGGATTCCTCCTGTCGATTACTCTCAATTAGTCCATGAGAGCGCAGTCCATCGTATTAACCATGTAGTCCTAGCGGTTCTATTCGGTGGTCAAGAGTTTCATACTTTTGAATTTAACGTATCTGAACACGAGCATAGCGAGTTAATACAGACTATGTCTGTATTCTGGGGTCATGTTAAAGCTGGCACGCAACCAGAGGCTAAGAGCATAGAAGATACTAAACTCTTATTTCCTACCTCAATGGAAGGTGTTGTGATTGCGACTGCTGAGATGGAGAGAGTGATTGGCGATCTTAAATCTATTAAAGGCAAGATTAAAGAGTTAGAGGAAATCCAAGAACAATGGGAGTTAGTCTTACGTAATTCTCTTGCTGACAAAGCAGAAATACGCTCTTTTGATGGTAATACTTTAGTTACATGGAAGTCGGCTAAGGCAAGCATGAAGTTTTCTACCGAACTGTTTAAAACCAGTATGCCTGACATCTATGAGAAGTTTATCGTAGAGAGCGCAGGGTCAAGGAGATTCTTAATTAAATGAATAACTTAGACATAGCAATTTATATCATGGCAGCAAGTAGTATCGTAGACACAATCCTAACTATTTATGAGAGGTTTATATGAGTAATATTATTCCGTATGCAGATATGGAGCAAATGGCGAAAGCCATGGTTGCATCCAAGTTATTTGGTGTTAAAGATGTCAATGAAGTCATCGCATTAGGCTTAGTTGCACAGGCTGACGGGATGCCGTTTGCTAGTGCAGTTAGAGACTATGACATTATTTTAGGTCGCCCAGCTCTTAAATCCTCTGCGATGCAAGCAAGATTCCAAGCTGCTGGTGGAAAGATCGAGTGGCAAGCATACACCGATAACGAGTGTACAGGCGTTTTTAGTCATCCAAACGGGGGTAGTCTCACCTTAACATGGACAATTGATCAGGCACGTTCTATAGGGCTTGTAAAGCCTAATTCGGGATGGACTAAATATCCTAGAGCCATGTTACGGGCAAGATGCCTCTCTGAAGGTATTAGGACTGTATTCCCAGGTTGTTTAGGTAATATGTACGCACCTGAAGAAGTCCAAGATTTTGAGGAGAAACCGAGAGCAATGAAGGACATTACACCAACTACATACGCTGGTGCAGAGCCAGTCGCATTAGTAGACATGGTGGATGATGAAGTAGATGTCAATACTTTAAAACTCTATGTTCCTAATCAAGATGAGCCATACGCTAAGTATCTGAATATCAAGGATTGGCAAATGGGATTCCTAGATATGGCACGTAGGATTTATACAAGTCCTAAGTTTGATGAGGCAACGAGAGTTGAGAAGTACACGGCATTAAAGGTAGCAAATAAGGAGTACATGGACACTTGGGATTCGATGCAGACAGCAGAGTTACTCGGTGGATTAAACAGATTAAATAAGGAGTTAAATAATGGCTAGTGGACACATTGCACAGGTAGGAAAAGGGGTTCTCATGCAGAACACAAAGAAAACAAGCGATAAGTCGCCTGATTGGAAGGGTACTCTCATGCTTTCAGAGGACTATAAAGCAGGTCAAACAGTCAAGATTGCTGGTTGGACTAAAGCTACACCAATGGGAAGTCTCATTAGTTTAAGTGAGGACAACTGGAAACCTAATCCTGATTCGAACTATCCAAAAGAAATTCCACGTAAGACTAGTGATAGCGACATTCCCTTTTGATCATCTTGTACTTACCTTATCCACCAAGTATCAATAATTACTGGATTGCAAGTGGACACAGACGCTTTATAAGCCAACGGGGTCGTGATTTTAAGGCTGATGTGTCTACTTACGTTATTGAGCAAAATATTCCGAAATTGGGAACAATTCAAGTAAATATTGACATTATTTTGAGACCTAGATCAAAAAAACTCATGGATATTGATAATTGTATTAAACCTATTCTTGATGCAATACAAGACGCTGGGGTGATTGATGATGACGTACAGGTGGCTAAAGTGAGTATCGAACGTGGATTAATACAAAAAGGCGGTGGTTGTGTCGTAATGATTGTTCCCATGAGTCAAGACGTGAATCTAGCACCAATTAGCTAGATAGTTAGGTGGTTGCGCCAGCCAACTTTCTTGGCAAGCTGGCATAACCTAAACTGGAGAAAAGAATGAAATCAATGCACTTTGCTTTTGTAGGTATGTGGATTATATTCTGTGGGCTAATTATTTATCTCACCGAAGTGAGTCGCAAAGAAGAATACTTCAAAATTGATTGTATGACCGTTATGGGTGGTTGGCATCCTGATATTCCTAAAAAATTTACAGAACTGTGTTTAGCAGCTAAATCTGAGAGGAATGACAGATGACTGAAATAATATTTAATCCTGACATATTGCCTACGCTCGAAGAATGGCGATTAATTTGTAAGATGGTAAAGAAAGCGAGTGAGAAATGAACCAAAATATTTTTTGTAGCAAATGCCACAGAATACCTAGTCAATGTTGTTGTTCGTCAGCAAAAGAACTAACAGACCAAGAAATATACAAACTATGGGTTATACATTGCAATGACGATATTTCTGTTTTTGCAAGAGCAATATTAAAGAAAGCGAGTGAGAAATGATTGCAGATACTTCAGTTATTGCTTATAACGAACATAAAGCTAGTGGCAAAGTCGGTCAACAGTCTAATTTCCTCTTAAATTACATGAAATCAGGTGTCTCTTACTCCAGACGGGAGTTAGCAAAGCAAACAGGTATCGAGTTATCTTCCGTTTGTGGGCGCATCAATGAACTCTTAGAAATGGGTCTCATTGAAGAAGGCACTAAGCGTAAATGCTTGATTACTCAAAAACTCATTACACCCGTTATAAAGGATGCTCTATTTTGAACTTATCTGTCTTTTCTCTTTATTGGGATAATATTGATGACCGTATTGTTGCTTATCAACGAGAAGTTATGCTTAATCATGGTATTCCTATTCAACAACACCGTATCAACGGACTCGATCATGGTGCTTGGATGGATTGGACTATGAAACGTAATTCTGAGTTAGTTTTATTCATGGATATTGATTGCATTATCCTTAACAGAGATAAAGCGTTCAAATATATTGAAATGGCTACCAACGGTAGTTTAGTCGGAAATGTGCAAGCTACCAATCACATGGGTTTTGATATTGCTCAAAAACTGTTCGCTGCACCGTCTTTTCTCTGCGTTCATAAAGAAATGTGGACTAAGCTCGGTAAACCATCATTTAAACCTACGCCATACGGAGATGTGGCACAACTACTCACCGATACATGGAAACGCCATAACGTGCCTGTAGAGTACCTTTCTGTGACTAATTTTGAAGTACCGAAGTGGGACTTGCCTGGTGCGCCTCAATCTTACGGAATTGGCACTACATTTGGTGATTGTGTCTACCATCTCTTTGAATCACGAGAAAGTAGCAATATTGATCGTTTTTTAGCTAAATGTGGCGAGGTGTTAGATGCTTAAAGTAGCCGTAATCACACCATCCGTCAATACAGAGTATTTGATACGTGCAATCAAAAGTGTTCAAAATCAAACACTTGAATGTAAGCATTATGTAGTAAATGATGGAAAAGACGATTTTTCTTGGGGTGGGGAGAGCGTTATCAATTTGCCAGAAAACACGGGTAGGGCAGACGGAATTATTTGGAACGGTCATCGTATCTACGCTGGCTTGCCATTTATGCTCAATGCTGACTATGTGATATTTTTGGATGAGGATAATTGGTTTGATGAGAACCATGTCGAATCAATGGTCAATCTCTGCGAATCTGAGAACTTAGATTGGTGTTTCTCCTTACGTAAGATAGTCAATCAACAAGGTGAGTTTGTCTGCAATGATGACTGCGAGAGCTTAGGAAACATCGCTGATGCAATTGGCATGGGTCATGGCTTTGTCGATACCAACTGTTACTGTATCCGTGGCAACATATTACCGTCTGTCAGCCCTGCTTGGTACACACCAGCTATCGGTGATCGCACGTTCTACTTAGAGCTTGCTAAGAAGTATCCGAACTTTAAATGTACGAATCAATACACCGTCAATTACACGACAAGAGATGCTTTACTTCCGATGTTTATCAACAACCCTAAAAAGGATAAGAATATGCCTAAAGTTTTCCTAGCAACACCCATGTATGGTGGTATGTGTACTGGTTATTACACACAGTCTATCTTACAGCTCAATAATCTACTCAGAGACTCAGG